TTAGTGTTAGTGCTAAGATTTCAACCAAACCAACCTTCACAACACCGCAGGAGAGTGAGTAAATGGCAGTCCAAAATTCCGTCCGTTCCTATATAGGAATTGCAAAAGAAGTAACAAAAGGTACTGCGGTTGCACCGACAGATTACCTTCTCGTCAATAAAGATACTGTAAAGCCAGTAGATGTAATTGACCCATTGTACGATCAAGGACTTCGCGGTGCTATGGTTGAAAATTACAACTATATTCCGGGCAGAACACGCTCTACATTTGATATGGGTGGTGCGGTATTTGCTGATGGTATTGGTTATGCACTTACAGGTATTATGGGTGCTTGTGCTACAACTGGTGCATCTGCTCCATTTACACACACAATCTCATTAAAGAATAGTCTTGCGGCATCTACTGATGTTCAACCACTTTCTTACACACTTACAGACTTTTATGTTGCTGGTGTGCGCACATATGCCGCGCAACAATTTCACGATGTAACGCTAAAGTTTAGCGCAGATGGTATGTTGGAATTTGATGCTAAAGCAACAGGTTTTAAGTCTGCTACAACAACTGCACCAACACCAACATTTAGCACAGTATTGCCAACACCAGTCTGGCAAGGAACTGTATCTATCGGTGGAACTTCAATCACAAATGGTATGACGGGTTCAATTTCAATGAAGCGTCCAGTTACACCAATTTACGGCATTTCACAGACACAAGACCCATTTAGCGTATTTGTTGGTGCTCTTGATGTTACAGGTGATATTGAGTTTATTATGGAAGCGGATACAGAATTAACACGCTACCTAACAAACACACAACCTGCGATTGTTCTTAACTGGCAATATGGAACAGGTGCAGCCGCACTTCAAATTCAAGCAACTCTTACAAAGGGTGCTTATACTGCCGCCGCTTATGACCGTGGAGATGATTTTGTAAAAATTACCGTCTCAATTAACGGACTAGGAAATACCACAGATGCAGGTGCTTCTGGCGGTTTTGCTCCTATTAAGTGGGTACTACAAAATGCAAAGGCTTCTGGTACTTATATCTAAGTAACAGAATAAATGTGCTAGGGGGTCGGTTGTAGCGGTCGCCTTCCCCGTTCCCGCCCCCTAGCACCTATTTGATGTAAAATTGGAAGGCACACAACTATCGGAAGGAAACAAAATGACACAAAAGAAAATTACATTACCTAGTGGCGCAACAGTTACTTTGCGCGACCCATCAGCGTTGCGTGTAAAAGACCGCAAAAAGATTTATGCAAACGCAGGCAAAGCAGATGAAGGTATTATGCAGGCGCTTTCATTAACAGATGGGTTGCTTGCAGTACTTATTGAGGACTGGTCGCTAGATTTAATTATTCCGTCAATCAAAATTGAGTCGCTAGATGAACTTGAAATGGCTGATTACGATTTTCTTGTTGATGAAACAAAAGATGCGCAAAAGGTACTATTCCCTGCATTGGCTAATACAGAAGCAAATGAAAAGGATGCCGAAAGCCCTTTCGGAAAGTCCAGCGATTAAGGTGGTTGCTTGAAGGTGGTGAAAGACACGAAGCCTTTACATATCCAGATGAGGAATGGTTTTATTACATCTGTGCAAAAGACTTCGGTTGGACACCACTACAAGTAGATGAACAACCTGCGGCGTTATTGGATTGGATAATTGCAATTTCTGCGTTAGTGAAAAAGGTTGAAAGTGATAACATCAAATCTTAAAATGGTTCGTCAAGCGTTAGAAAAGGCTGGCGCAAATATGGACAAAGGCGCTATGGCGGCGCGAGATGAAATGATGCTTACACTTATTCAATTATCCAAAGAACAAATTGAAGGGCGCAGACCCAAAGGCGAAAAGGCTACATCTGGACAACCGCCTATGAACCGCACAGGTAATTTGCGCCGTTCCATACGCGGTGAGAAGTTTCGCAAAGGTTTTGCTAGTTATTCTGCTATTGTAGGTCCGACAATTATTTACGGGCGCGCCGTAGAATTAGGTGGCGCATATGCACCTAACTCTTGGAGAGGAACTTCTGCTATGGCTGGTTTCCCTTATATGAAGCCAGCGTTTATGAAGTTCCGTACTGTTGCGCCTGCAATTATTGCTAAACATATTGGTCGGGTGGTCAGATAATGGCATTTTTACCACCAGCAATATTTGAGATTAAAGCAGTTGCAGATAAGGCTATTGCAGAATTTAAGCAAGTTAATAATGAACTAGGCAAAATGGAAGGTCAGGCTGAAAAGGCTGGCGGTTCAATTGGTCGCATTGATAAGGCAAGTCGTATTGCTACGGCTGGTTTATTGGCTACAGGTGCGGCATTTGCTGGTTTTGCGGCACTTGGTATTAAAGAGGCTATGCAAGCCGAAACCATTATGACGAAATTAAATGCCACTTTAGCGGCGCAAGGATTAAATACTGCCGCAACCAGAGAAGAAATTAACAAACTTTCTAGTAGTTTTGTCAAACTTGGATTTGATGATGAAGCCGCCGCCGCAAGTATGCAGGTTTTAATTCAATCAACTGGTGATCTAACAAAATCCAAAGAATTATTAGCAATGTCTGCTGATTTAGCACGGGCTAAGTCAATAAGTTTAGAGTCTGCATCTCAAATGCTTGTAAGAGCAAATATGGGCGCAGGTAAAGTATTTAAGCAATTTGGAATTGTTTTGGATTCAACTTTGCCTAAAGCAGAAGCAACTACAAAAGCAATGGGAGAATTGCAATCAAAGTTAAGCGGTCAAGCACTTAAAGCAACTGAAACATTTTCCGTTCAATTACAAATTCTTAAAGAACAATTTAACAATGCCGCACAAGCAGTCGGTGAAGTGTTAATTCCATATCTAAAAAGCCTTATGGAGAATTTGAATAAAGCAATAGAATTTGTAAAGCGTAACTCAACCGCATTTCAAATCTTTGGCGGTATTGTTTTAACCGTTACAGTTGCTTTAGCATCTTATGCAGTAACGCTAAAAGTAATAACTGCTGCTACAAAAATATATGCGGCAGTTCAAGCAGTTGTAAAAACTGCAACTATGTTACTCACAGGACAACAAATTGCTCTCAATACCGCTATGGCGGCTAATCCTATTGGTCTTATTGTAGCGGCGGCAGTATTGCTTATTGGCGCACTTGCTTTGTTATGGAATAAATCTGAAACTTTCCGCAAAATGATAATAAGCGTAGGTAAAGCAGGACTTGTAGCATTTGGTTTCCTAATAAAAGTTGTTGGTGTATTAGTTGAGGCTTTTGCTAATCTTGTAACAGGTCCATTAAAATTATTCCTTAAAGTTTTAGGATTTATTAACCCTGCGGCCAAAGAAGCATATGAAGGTTTGAAAGATACAACCAATGGCATTGGCAAATTCTTTGATGGCGCCGCAGCAAAAGTTGAAGGCTTTTCCAAAAATTTAGATAACTTGAACAAACCAATTAAAATCAAATTCTTAGATGAAACCCCTATTGATTTTGGTAATTCAACAAAAGGCAAAGGAAAAGGAAAAGGTTTAACTCCTGAACAAAAGAAGGCGCAAGAAGAAGTCAAAAAAGCAAACGAAGATTACATAAAGATTGTAAAAGACTTAAATGAAAAGATTATTTCTGCGCAAACTAAGTTTAATGAAAAAATGTCTGATATTGATGTAGATTACAAAGACACTATTGCAAAAGCACAAACTGATTTTAACGACAAGATGGCTGATCTGAACTTAAAAAAGTCAGAAGATATGCTAAAAACAGAACAAGATAATACAAAAAAGATTGCAGATATCTATAAGAGTTATTACGATAAATTACAAAGTGTTGTTCAGCAATCTGTGGATAGACTTCGTGATGCATTCCGTAAAGGCACAGAAATTAATCCTGCTGATATATTCAAAGGACTGGTGGAAGCAGGAACTGCCAATGTTAATGAACTGTTAAAATCTATGCAGGCTAAACTTGCCGCATCTAAAAATCTTGCTAAAAATGCAGCACTTTTACAGGCAAATGGTTTTTCTCAAACATTTATTGAACAAATTGTGGCTGCTGGTCCAGAGATCGGTAATCAATTAGCAGAGTCAATTCTTAATTCATCACCTCAAACAATGAAAGAATTACAATCAACTTTTATCAGTTTAGAAAAAATCTCAAATACTGGATTAGATGCACTTGCTAATGAAATGAATAAAGGCGGAAAATTAGCAACTGATGAACTTAGCCAAGCATACAAACAAGCAGATATTGATCTTGCGGATGCGTTAAAAAATCAAGCAGAATTATTTGCCGATGCTCAATCTGAAATAAATATCAATTTTGACAGAGCAATGGCAGAAGCAGAAAAAACCAGAGATAGTGCTATTTCAGAAGCATATAAAGACATGGTGAAAGCACAGGCAGAAGCCCGTAAGGAATTAGCAGATAGTCTTGCAGATATTGAAAAAGATATGATTGAAAAACTTGGTTCAATAACAAATGCTACAAATGCAACAATAAGTGCCATTGAAGCACTTAGCGCAGCACTTAATAATGCTAAAACATTTACTGCTCCAACGGTACCAATTCCTGCACAAAATGACTCTGCTGCAAGTTATACAATGGCAGATGCGTTACAAAAAACAGGAGCGCTAAACGAAACAGAATATATGCGCGAAAGCGGCGGCAGAAATTTGGTGATTAACGCACCTGTTACAAATTACAATACCACAAGCCCAGAAGACATTGGAAATACTTTTGTACGAATTGCTAAATACGGAATGGCGGTGATCTAATGCCTGTTGTTACCGCCAGTTATTCATTTTCATTTAACGGTCTTACATTTGGTGGTTCAGCCACGCCTTATCAAATACTCTCGGTAGATGGTCTTGAAGGTGTGCCTCAAATTCGTAATCAAGACGATAATCGCGGTTATGCAGATGGTATGTTTTCTGGTCAAGATTTTCTTGGTGGGCGTAACATTACGATCACATTTTTAACACTTGCAACTAGTGGTGGTAACTCAGCGCAAACAAACTTAAATTTAATTCAAAATGCTTTATTGCCACAAATATCAGGGACAACACCGCTTTATTTTATTTTGCCACCATCGGGAGAACAATTTATCAATGCGCGTGTTCGGTCTTTTGTTACAACCGTTGATCCTAATTATACTTATGGTTATATAACATCACAAGTAACATTTTTCTGTCCTAATCCAACTTATTACGATAGCACTTTGCAAACTGGAGTATTATCTGTATCAAACCCATTAGGTCGCACATATGATCGTACATACAATTTGGTTTATGGTGGCGGCTCAACGGCAGTAACCACAGCAGTAACAAATAACGGTAGATGGGCTGCATACCCAACCATTACATTAAATGGACCAATTACAAACCCAACTTTAGGTAATACAACACAAAATAAATACTTAACATTTACTGGTACTTATACAAATACAGATAGTTTAGTAATTGATTTATACAATAAACTTGTAACACTTAACGGTGTTACCGCCAGAAATCTGCTCACATCGGGTGAATGGTTTTGGGCGCCAGTAGGTACATCACAATTTTATATGACAGGCATTAATACATTAGCAGGAACTACTGCCGCTACGGTAGTATGGTACAACACATACATCTAGGAGAATAAATGGCACTACGCACACCGCCCAGTTGGCTTCAAAACGGTTCGCACCCTGCCGAAAATGATCGTCTTTCAATGCAGTCAATCATTTCATCAACTGGCATTATCGGTACATCTTCTCTTGCGATAACTCAAAATTCACCTGCTGGTATGTCTGTGTTAGTTGCGGCTGGTTGGGGAGCAATTGTTGGTACAACCCAAGCAAATATGGGCGTATATCAATTTTACAATGATGCATCTACCGTTGCCACAATTACAACTGCAAACCCTTCAAACCCTAGAATAGATCGTGTTTGTATTACAGTTTCAGATGCTTATTACACGGGCTCACTTAATCAAGTTGCTATAAATGTAGTTGCAGGAACTCCTGCATCTTCACCTGTTGCGCCTGCAACACCTGCTAACTCAATTTCATTAGCAACTATTGCCGTTGGCGCTGGCGTTACTTCAATTGTAACTGGTAACATTACAGATACACGCGTTAATATAACTACAAATCTTCCTGTTGGTGATCTAACAGAAGTTGCCGCTGGAACAGGTATTACGGTTACAAGCGGAACGGGTCCAATTCCTACTGTGGCTATTGACTCATCAGTTGTTACTTTAACTGGTACTCAAACTCTTACAAATAAAACGCTAACCAGCCCGACGATCAACAACGCCACAGAGTCGAACCCAGTGATGGTCTCGCCAGAGGAGCGCACAACAGTATCAGCGACAGCCGCAACAGGAACAATTAACTATGATGCTTTAACTCAAGGGGTTCTTTATTACACTTCAAACGCAAGCGCAAACTGGACTTTGAATATTCGCGGTAGTTCAACAGCAACGCTAAGTTCAATTTTATCCGTAGGTGATGCTATAACTGTAACTCATCTTGTAACAAACGGCGGAACCGCTTATTACAACAACGCTCTACAAATTGACGGTTCATCTGTAACACCAAAATATCAAGGCGGAACAGCATTCGCCGCTGGCAACGCCTCAAGTATTGATGCTTATGTATATACTGTAATTAAAACTGCGGCAACACCTACATACACCGTATTCGCAAGCCAGACGAAATTTGCATAACCAATGAGTCCAATACTAGGAGCAAGGGGCGGATTATCCGCGAGCGCTTACGGTTTCACTTCGGCAGTCGCCGCTTTAGGCGACTATGAGTCTATTCAGACCGTAACTGTTGGTGCAGGTGGTTCAGCCTCTATCACTTTCAGCAGCATCCCTAGCACTTATAAGCATCTGCAAATCAGAGTAAATGCTCGATGCGCAGGTTCTTTTACTGGTACTACTGCGGTAAGGGCAACCTATAACAGCGATACAACACTTACAAATTATTGGACTCATTACTTGCGGGGAAACGGGGCAGCCGCAGCCGCAGCATCAAACAATGGTCCAAATTATACTTTTATGATCGGTGATAACAATAATACAGCAAGTGCCTTTAGTGGTGCAGTTGTAGATATTTTAGATTATTCAAATACAAACAAAAACACCACAACTCGCGCACTATCAGGCGGCGACTGGAATGGTTCAGGAGAAATCTATTTATCCTCGGTAAGTTGGAATAACACCGCAGCAATAAATAACATCGTCATAACTGCCTATGACGGCAACATGATGCAATACTCATCCTTCGCGCTTTATGGGGTCAAATAATGGCTAAAACTTATGAACCGATAGCGACTACAACACTTGGCAGCGCGACAGCCAGCGTTACCTTTTCAAGCATCAGCGGCACCTATACCGATTTGATTTTAGTTATCTTTGCCGCTACAACTCACACTAGTTCAACCTTTACCAGTCTTCAATTTAACGGCGATACTGGAACAAATTATTCAGCAACAGAACTTTACGGAACTGGCACTTCTGCTCTTTCTGGCAGGGATAGCAATGTAGCGCGAGGTTGGATGGGACTAGATATTTCCATAAGTAATACCGTCGGGGATAGCGTTACAACGGCGCATATTATGAATTACTCAAATACAACAACATATAAAACCTTTTTATCTCGAAGCAATAGGGCGAGCAGTTCTTTAGATTATTCTGGAACAAATGCAACGGTGGCGCTATGGCGCAATACCGCAGCAATTACTTCCATTGCTGTTAAAAATTCTAGAGGCGGCGTCGAATATAATTTCTCAACTGGTTCAACCTTCACCCTATACGGAATTAAGGCGGCATAATGGCAACTTATATCCAAATTGCATCCGTAACCGTTGGCGCTGGCGGCGCAGCCTCTATGGATTTTACTTCAATTCCACAAACTTACACAGATTTAGTCGTTAAGTTATCCACACGAACTAATGGCACAAATGGAAACCTGCGAAATACTTTAGCGGGTATCACTTCGGGCGTATATTCAGAAAAAGCAGTTTATGGCACAGGTTCATCAGCCGCTTCTTTTGGTAACACTTCTCAGGCGTTTTCAGCAACCATATACACGGACAATACAAACTACACGGCTAGCACTTTTGCTAATTCTGAATGGTATATTCCCAACTATACGAGCGCGAATAACAAATCATTTTCTACTGACTCGGTTGTAGAAACTAATGGAACAGCGGTTTTAGCGGTTTTAGGCGCTGGACTTATGGCTAACACTTCAGCGGTTACATCTATATCTATCGCTCCAATTAGTCCAGACAATTTTGTGCAGTATTCAACAGCAACCCTCTACGGCATATCTAAATCATAGGAGACAAAATGGCAGACACAAAGATCATAGTAAACTGCGAGACAGGCGAAGTCTCTGAAGTAGAACTTACAGCCGAGGAAATCAAGCAGCGCGAAGCAGATGCGATCGCTTACGCAAAAGCGAAGGCAGATGAGGATGCGGCTGCGCAAACGCTCGCGGATCTCAAAGCCAGCGCCAAAGCAAAATTGATTGCTGGCAAGCCTTTAACCGCCCAAGAAGCCGACACGCTGATAATCTAACGGTATGGCTACAACATACCGATATTTATTTGCCGATCTTTTAACAAATAATATAATTGCAGAGTTACCTTTAACAAGTGTTTCATTTACGCAACAGTTAAATCAGGCTGGAACTTTAAGCGGACAACTGCTTTTATCTGGTCTTAATGCAAATACTTTCAATGTGCTTAACGGTACTATTCCTGCAAAAACAGGTATTTATGTTGATAGAAATGGCACACTTGTTTGGGGCGGTGTAATTTGGGGCAGACCGTACAATAGCGATAGTCAAACTTTAAGCATAGAAGCAAGAGAGTTTGAAAGTTATTTTGAACGCAGAAAGATCACCACAACAACGGCATTTACAAATACCGATCAATTATCTATTGCGCAAAACTTAATTACACAAGCGCAATCTGCGCCTTATGGAAACATTGGTGTAACAGTAGGCACGGAAACATCTGGTGTATTACTTAGCCGTACATATTATTCATATGAATACAAGCAGGTATATGGCGCAATACAAGATTTAGCAAGACAAAATAATGGATTTGATTTCAATATCAAAGTAAGTTATGACGGTTCAGGTAACCCAACAAAAATATTGCAATTAGGTTATCCGCGTATTGGTACAGTTTATAGCGCAAGTTCTGCAACTGTACCAGTATTTGAATTACCTGCAAGTAATATAGTTTCTTACAGTTTAACCGAAGATGGTTCAGTTTCAGCAAATACTATTTATGCTTTAGGCGCAGGTTCAAATGAAGGAAAGTTAATAGCAACCGCAGAAGATACAACTAAATTTACTAACGGTTATCCGTTATTGGAAGAACAGGTTAATTATTCAGAAATTACAGATAGCACATATTTAGCACAATTGGCAACAGGACAAGTGTTATCTGTGAGTAACCCAATTACAATTTTTAGAATAACTGTTCCTGCTTATGCAGAACCTCAATTTGGTACATACTCTTTGGGAGATGATGCTCGGTTAAGAATTACCGATAGCCGATTTGTTACAACACTTGATGCAATTTATCGCATTGTAGGACTTACTGTAAGTCCGGGCGAAGATGGTCCAGAGCGTGTAACATTAACTTTAACCAATACAACAAACTAGGTACAAATGGCATATATAAATCAACCACCAGATTTGCGAAGTATGTTTGCTGATCTTGACTCGCGTTTGCGTAAACTTGAAACTGCTACCAGATTTACCTTTCCTAATGTAACATCAGACCCTAGCAATCCGCGCAAAGGTGATGCTTGGTTAAATATAACAACCAACCAAGCCAAAATCGTAGATGCAAGTGGAACTATACGCATACTGACTTGGACATAAAATGACTATTGAACAATGGGTTGGATTACTTGTTGGCGTATCAACATTAATTGGTGCAATATCAATAAGTATTCGGCATCTTGTTAAGTATTATCTTGCAGAATTGAAACCTAACGGTGGAAACAGTATGAAGGATTCAATTACAAGATTAGAACAAAGAGTTGATGATTTATTCAAACTGATGGCGGAGAAATAAATGATAGATATAGCGGCAATAGCAAAATCACAAATAGGTTATACCGAAACAGGCAATAACGACACTATGTACGGCAAATGGTACGGTTTGAACAACCAACCTTGGTGTGCAATGTTTGTTTCTTGGTGTTATTCACAAGCAGAACAAGTACAGAAAATTGCCGCTAGTACAAAAAAAGGGTTTGCAAGTTGTGATGCAGGACTTAAATGGTTTGCAAAGAACAATAAGTTAATACCAACAGGACAGGCTCAGTCTGGCGATATTGTATTTTTTCAATTTGATACAGATGCACAACCAGACCATGTTGGTATTGTTATTAAAAATGACGGTAAAAAATATCTTTGGTGTGTTGAAGGAAATACGGCTGGCGACAATAAAGGTTCACAATCTAACGGTGATGGTGTGTATTTGAAAAAACGCGCATACTCACTTGTTATGGCTGTGGCACGCCCCTAACAATAGGAAGGAAGAAAGATAATGAGTTACAGAATGAAATCAATGCTTAAATCCTATTTGCGCGGTGTTGTTGTTGCTATTACACCTTTACTTGCCACCAGTATTACCGACTGGCGCGCATACGCAGTTGCAATTGTTTCTGGTGTTATTGCACCAGCAATTCGTGCGGTAGATAAAAATGACCCTGCTTTTGGTGCAGTTGCCGATACTGTGGAAAATGCAATAATTGTTGCTGCTAACAAGCAGAGCAAGAAAAAAACTAAATAACGCTTTGACTAGGCGGTTGTATTGGGGAAGTTCAACCGCCTAGTTAGAGGTATTCATATGGATATTGAAGGCAGATTTCACTTAAAATACACAATTACAAACGAGTGCTGGTTGTGGCACGCCTCTAAATTAGAAAGCGGTTACGGTTTATTTACCGATGAATATGGAAAAACTATTACTGCGCATCGCTGGTCGTTTCAGCATTTTCACGGTGTTATTCCGCAAGGACTGGTAATTGACCATATATGCCGCAATCCCAGTTGTGTTAATCCAAAACACTTACAGGCAATAACTCAATCAGATAATATAAAGAGAAGTTTGATTGTTAAGGCAAGAAGCGCCAGAACCCATTGCAAACACGGACACGCCTTTACGCCAGAAAATACTCGGTATGTACGAGGACAAAGAGGCCGTAGGTGTGCCACCTGCGCCAAAATAAGTAAAGGTTAATTTGCGTTTAACAATACGAATACCGTGCTTTTGTGTGTATTATTTACTTAACGAAAGGCGGAAAAATGAGTCTCGCAGATAAACTAACAAATGCTGCAAAAACAAGAAAACCAGATACTTTTTGCCCGTATCAATTTATGTACGACAATTTAACGCCAGAAAATAAAAAAGCATTAGATGAAGCGTGGGCAAGAGGATTATCTGCAAATGTTATTTTAAGTGCGCTTAGGTCGGAAGGTATTAAAAGCAGTAATGAAGCAATAAGAGCGCATAGAAACGGCGTCTGTAAATGTCCGAAAAAGTAAAGAAAATTCTTGAAGATAGACAAAATGTACATGGTGATGCGTATGAAAACTTTGCGCGCACTGGTCGTGGTTGGGGCGCAATACTAGGCATTGGTGATATTCCAGCGTGGCAAGTTGCGCTAATGATGGACTTCTTTAAGTCCATACGGTGCGTAGCAAATCCGTTATATGAAGATAACTGGTTAGATAAATCAGGTTACACACAACACGGTATGGAGATAGCGCGTGAGTCTTAAAGACCGATTTGAAGAGTTACCAGAAGATATTGAATCAAGTGATATAACGGAATTGCGCAAGGCGTTAATACGCACTCAAAAACAACTCAAAGATGCAAAGAACCGTACAGAAGAATTAGTTGAAGTAACAATACAAGCAACCAAAGATGCAACTCTTGCTATGGGTGCAATTAAATCTGTACAGATACCAGTACCAGATAAACGCAAAAAATCTAGTGAAGTTGCACTATGGCATATGACTGACTGGCAAGGCAGTAAAAAAACCACTACATATAATTCAGAAGTAATGCGCAAACGCGTTATGGACTTTGTAGATAAAGCCTACAAAATTACAGAAATACAAAGAGCAGACCACCCTGTAAAAGATGTAGTTGTGTTATTTGGCGGCGATATGGTTGAAGGTTTATTTAACTATCCAGCACAGTTACACGAAGTTGATGCCACTTTATTTGAACAATATGTAACGGTATCAAGACTTATTACCGATGTTATTAGAAAAGCATTAACAATGTACGAAAATGTATTAGTGGTTGCAGAGTGGGGTAATCACGGGCGTATCGGTAACAAACGCGCAGATGTACCACGCAACGATAATATTGACCGTATGTGTTATGAATTAGCGCGCCAGTTACTTGCAGATGAGAAGCGTTTAACTTGGCAGGACTGTCCAGATGATGTACAAAGAGTTGAAATCGGTAATTACCGCGCATTGTTAATACACGGTGATGAAGTAGGCAGAAATGGGTTTGCATCACCTACTGCCATTGTTCAACATGCAAACCGTTGGCGTAGCGGTGCGTATCCTTGGGAATTTAGAGATGTATATGTGGGGCATTATCACACACACGCTTGTTGGCCAATGGCAAACGGATTAGGAAGTATTTACCAAACAGGTTCAACTGAGAGTGATAATCGGTATGCACGCGATTTATTAGCTGCTAGCGCTATTCCAAGCCAACGCCTGCATTTTATTGACCCAGTTAAAGGCAGAGTTACTGCGGAATACAAAATTTGGTTAGATTAGTTTCCGCTTCATCAACGGCATCGTCAATAGTGCGTGTATGTTCCTTAGCGCAATCTCCGCAAATTCGGCACATTACTCTTCATCATCATAATCATCACCATAATCTGCGGTGATTAGGCGCATATTTGATATATCCACGCCATTGTCTTTTACTGTTTGGCACGCTTCTTTGAATACATTTAGCGCACGGTTAGTTAAATCATCAACCATGTCTGGGTATTCGGTTTCAGTTCCTAATTCAACAACTAAACCGCCACAACGGATTGTGATTTGCGAATAACTTGATTTACCAGTTTGTGCCATAACCGAAGTGTATGCCCACTTGTGATTGAGTATGCAAGTGTTACAAATAATGTGTCGGCATTAAAAAACTGCCTACTTTTCCACAAGGCGTGTAAGGCTATTTGCGGACATTTGAATAGCAATTGCATATAGATGTACCACTTGTACATATGCGTGTCTATACGGGGCTGTAACGAGGTTAAAAACACCCTCTGAAACCCATCTCGGCGTGGGGTGATACCATTGAAGGGTAGTTTATTAACGGGTCGTCCATTCGTACGAATACAACCCAAGTAATTTACCTACTAGAACATTTACAACTAAATATCTACAAAAACCTCGGTGAAGGCATCGGATTAACGCTTACGCACCGCACCGCTCTGGCGAGGAAAATAAGTAGATATTGATACATAGGAGATATAAACGGAACGCAAATTTCGTTATTTAATTTGCACCGTTCAGAGTATCCAGTAACAAATTGCAAGTCCGAATTATAGCCAGCACAATCTGTTAGTCGCTGTTAATCACACTAACACTAATTAGGCAGACTTTCGGTATTCTACAAGGTACGCAATTAGTAGATATAACACATTGCAAAAAGTTATGACACGCAAATAAGGGAACGCACGCAACGGGTAAGTCCTAGAAAGTGGCAGACAAAGGCACCCACAGTAGTTGCTAATCAGCGCACTCCAAATAAGGCGGAAGTCGGCATGGAGAATTTATCTCAGAGGTCGGTTTGGCACACCGATAGCGGTATCAAGTTCAACTCAATGATCTTGGTATTTGCACAATTCAAATAACTAGGGACAAACAATTTCCGAAACGGCGCTTGCACTAAAAGTAAGCGCCGTCTAACCGCTTAGGCAACGGTTACTGATGATGGTACGCCTATCACATAAAAAGGGAGATACAAAATGGACAAAAAAGTATATAAGGCTTTCTGCAACTGTGGTTGGAAAACCGCAGATAAGAAAACCGCAAAAGAAGCAAAAGATTTACTCGGTAAGCACAAACACAAAGTCCGAGTAATTGAATACACAGTTACAAAAAGCAAGTATATGACCACATATACAGGCAAAAAAATTGCATAAAAAGTAGGCAAAAATTTAATCCGTAAGTGCAAATTAACTACAAACAAAGGGATAAACAAATGGCAATAACACTAGAAGAAATAGCAAAAGCAATAACTGAATATGACCCACGAACAGAAACAGATTTACCAACATTTGGTTCTGCAACTGTTCAACTTGGAGAAACATGGAAAGTAACAAAAGCAGAAATAGTCTGGGGCGGATATATACAAATTGACCACCCAGATTTTATTTACACTATCAACTTCGGTGAAGCAGATGGTGGTTGGAGTTACAACGATGATGAAGGATATGGGTTCGGTGATTTTATCGGCGCAGAATACTTCAAATCAGCAAAAGATATTGCAGATGTTTTCTTTGGTCAAGTAACGACTAATGAAAATCTAAGCAAGTCAAAGAAAGGACTTCAAGATACTTGGAGTACATTTCAAAAAGAACTACAAAATACAAATAACGCAAGTTGTGATTGCGCAGATTGTTAAGATCAGCAAAAACAATTGCAAAAGTAGGCAAAAATCTAATCCGCAAGTATGCAACATCAACAAATAACACAAACAACTAACAAAGGGAGAATAAAATGTCACTTGATTGGGATATCACAAACTGCAAGAATATGGAAGCGTTACAAGAAGAAGAAAACGGTGAGTGGGCAATTACAAACGCACTTATCTGGACAACAATGCATGTAGATATGGGCAGTATTACCGCAAAAAATGCCGTTCAATTCTACGCACGAACAAAAGTGGTGGAGTTATTTACACCGCTTGTTTCTAAATTCAATAACGATACAAATGAAAGTGAAAGTTACCCAATTTCATTTGGTGATATTGAAAAGCGTATCGGTCTTTCTACAAATGTTCTTACAATGCCAATTACTAAGTGGTTAAAAAGAATAGAGCGATACAACGAACAATCAAAATATGAAGTTACATCAGATGAAATCAAGGCGGCGTATTACGGCGCTTTGGTAACTATGGCACAACTACTAAAGGGAGATAACAATGGTTAATACACAGTTAGTTGCACGGTCTGTCTTTATTGAAGCAAGAGAGTGGACAGATACCACATACGGCAATTCATATTTCTCTGCACGAATATGGGTTGACGGAGAAATCGTTTCCGTACTTCCGTTTCAATATGGGTACGGCGACCACTACAAGCAAATTGCGCATCAAGAGTTAATTGCGCTCGGTTATTTTACCGAAGATGAGTTAATTCCTATTGTGCAAATGGGCGTAAAAGCGGGCGTTGATATCTACTGTTCAAAAACCGCAACAAGAAAGTCAGAAATGTTCACAAAGGACTATACAAAAGGGAGAAACAAATGAACACAATAACACCAAAATATCCACAAGCAGTAGTACATCTAACACTTACTGAAAATGCGTTTGAGATTATGGGTGCAGTTTCAAAAGCACTCAAAAGGGCTGGCGCAACTAAGGAAGAGATTAGTCAATACACAATGGACAGTATGTCTGGTGATTACGACAATCTTTGCAACGCGGCACGCAGATGGGTAACAGTCCTATGACCTGTTCAATATGCACAATAACTGGTAACAGAATTTGTTATCACATTTCAATCAACGATAAGGAGACAAATTATGACTGCGAAAATAATTAAGATACGGAACACAGAATGTCCTCAATGCCCGGAATTGCAACCCGTTAATAATATAGATGCAGACTTTGCATTTATTGAATTGGCTGGTGAAGTATTTGAAAACGCAATTCGGACAGATAACTATTCATTAGCAATGCAAGTAGCAGACCAGTTACTTATTACCGCTAATAGATTAGGGCAATACGCCATACACAAATCGCATATTTGAAGGCGAAACACGGTAAAAAAGTAGGCAGATTTTTAATCCGCACGCATTTTACCGTGTCTAGTGCTAAATGGCACTACTGATGAGCCTCATCAGCAAATAGCAAAGGGATAAAAAATGACTGAAGAAACAACACCAGTAACAATAGAAACACTACAAGAAGAAAATAAACGATTAAAAGATACGGTTGATACATATATTGACCGTATTCAAACACTTGCATCAACGAAAGAAAATCTTAAAAATCAATATGTTGAGTTATACGACAAAGTTGAGGAATTTCTTAAAGAACATATTATAGCAAAAGATATTGATACCAAGGATTTAATTAAGTTAGCCGCTGATCTTGATATGGAACTTACTAAATCCGTCAAGGTTACATTTGCCGCAGTTTGTGAATATGAATTCAATGTTCCACTTACATATGATGAGTCAGACTTTAGCGAAGGTGATTTTGATATTAAAATCTCATCAAATATAACTGATGACAATATTGAACAAACATCTGAGTCATTTGAAATTGAAGATTTTGAGGTAAATGATAATGACTAATACAAAAACAATAACAGTTACCGTTAAAACAGAAACGGAAATAACTGAGTCAGATACTTGGCTAACAATTAACCCAACCAGTTTTTATCACGATGCTTGCGTATCCAAAGGATATTGCACCGCAGATCAGTATTTAGTTATTAACTGGTCAAAGTGGATTAAGTGGTATGCAGACTCAATGAAACACGGTACAAGTTTTATTTCCGTACCGTTTCCAGCATTCGTCGGTGATAGTTATGCAATTGCATTAGCCGTTGCCGCCGAGTTAAACAAACCAACAACAAACACAACCGAAGGGATAAACGCATAATGGCACACAGACTAGAGGAATTTGAAGATGGAACTTCCGCCTTCTTTTCCGCACGCGAGGTCGCTTGGCACAAACTAGGCACCGTTACAGAAGGCGCATTAACCGCAGAAGATGCGCTAAAAACTGCACAACTGGACTGGCAAGTTATCAAATCTGATGACCCAGTATCAACAATGGTTCCAATGTTTGGTAAAACCGCTATGGAACAAGGCTCAATGGAAGAAATCACATATGCAGATAAGTTTATGACTTATCGCTATCACCCAAAGACAAAAAAGGCGCAAGCACTTGGCGTTGTGGGTAACCGTTACACACCAGTACAAAATCTGCAAGCATTTTCGTTTCTAAATGCAGTCGCCGATGAAAGTGGCGCCGTATTTGAAACTGCTGGCAGTATTGATAACGGTAAAAAAGTCTTTATGACTATGAAAATGCCAGAAGGATTGCAAATTGGTGGCGTAGATGCTATTGATTTATATTTGATGGCGTGGAACACACACGATGGCACTTCATCGTTCAATGTTCTAGTTACCCCTATCCGCGTGGTTTGCCAGAACACTTTAACTGCCGCAATTCACGATGCTAAATCTACTTTCACATTACGACATACTCCGAATGTAGATAGCAAAATTCAAGTTGCACGCGAAACACTTAAATTGACTTGGAAATACACAGAGTCATTTGAAGAGTTAGCAAATAATCTTCTTAGTCAGAAAATGTCTGATAAGGAATTTTATTCATTAGTTGAAAATGTATTTCCAATTGATGACCCTGAAAGTCCACGCGCAGTAACTATGGCGGAAACTGCACGCGGAACACTCAACGGTTTGTGGAAAGCACCAACACAAGCCAACATTAGCGGTACAAAGTGGGCGGCATATAACGCCTTTACTGAGTACTCAGACTGGGCTAAACCAGTACGCGATAAAAACCCAGATACTGCAAGGGCTATCCGTATTGTTACTGGCGCAGGAGATAACTTCAAGAACAAAATCTTGAATCTTCTATAAGTCATAGCAAGTCGCTAGGCGGTTTGGTACAAGTCGGGTAATAGTTAAGTAACCCCAACAAGTGCCAAACCGCCTAATCGTCTGCAAGGCGTGTTTTTACTATTAGGCATAACAATAAATAGATACGCGACTTGCACTTTTAATTACTTGAACTCAACAAATAAATCGTTTAATCTAGTTAATGGAGGCAAACCCAAATGATAAACACCGTATTAGGCATCTCATTTTCTTTAATCACCGCAATATCGGTATTGACTGTAAATACTCTTAATTCAAACCCACTTAAATTGAACAAACGCGGTAGGCGTGTCCTATTTGCAATTGCAATCTTAGGTGGGTTTCTTCTTTATCAATTTGCAATTCATTTCTTTTGGTACTGCAATGAAAGTGGTTGCATTATTGAATGGAAGTAGGCAAAACTTTAATCCGCACGCATTTTGCAGACAAATTGTTTGCAAAATAAATAACAGGAAGGCAACACAATGGCAAACACAGTAAAAATACTGGTGGCAGTAGAAATACCGACACCAAAATCCTCAGTTGAAAAATTGAAGGGTTCTGCACTATCAAAAGAGATACGCGATATAGCGGAAATGGAAGTAACCACCGCACTCTCGGCGGCAAATCTAAATCCAACAGTATTGCGTGTCCGACTAGCAAGAGAGAAGGCATAAATGGAAAATAAATCGGCTCTGGCGGTCAATCCTGACCAACAGATGTGGGATACAAAACAGTTAGCCGCGTTGAAACAACTAGGGCTAACAAACGCCAGTAATGGAGATTTAGCAGTATTTCTTCATTATGCACAACGAACAGGGCTTGACCCGTTTGCACGCCAGTTGTATATGATTGAACGCGGTGGCAGGTTCACCATTCAAGCATCTATTGACGGACTGCGAATAGTTGCACAACGCTCTGGTGAATATGCTGGACAAGTCGGGCCGTATTGGTGCGGTGAAGATGGCGCTTGGACAGACATTTGGCTGGAAAAGACACCGCCTCTGGCGGCAAAGGTTGGCGTATTGCGCAAGGGGTTCGTTGAACCACTTTGGTCGGTCGCTAAATTTGACGGTTACAACGCAAATAGCCCGATATGGAAAAAAATGCCTGATTTGATGATTGCTAAATGCGCAGAAGCGTTAGCACTCAGAAAGGCGTTTCCTAACGACCTATCTGGTATTTACACCGCCGAGGAAATGGAACAGGCAGGTTCACCGATTGCGCCAGTAAGTGCAGTTGTTGAAATACCTGAACCAAAACCAGTTGATACACCACATATGGTGGCAAACTATCAAGATACGGCAGAAACCATCAAGAAATTAACAGATTTGGAATCGTTGCGTAAGTTGTTCAACGATTACAAAAATGAACTGGATAATGAATTTCCAGACCGCGCTACAAAGCAATTGACTACTCTCCGTGCAGAAGTTATGGAGAGAAAAGCATTTCTTGAAGGCGAAAAGGCAAATGGATAATACAAGTTTCTTCATGGAACTTGATTTCAGTACCGAATTAACACCTGCGGAACGATTTGCACAGTTTCACGCAAATAATCCGCAGGTGTATTCGGCGCTAAAGTCTATGACTGCTGAACTTGTAAATCGGGGTCGGCGCAGAATTGGCATAAATATGCTATTTGAAGTACTGCGTTGGAATTATTACATGGAAACTGATGACCCTAATTCCGATTTCAAGATAAATAACAATTATGCACCTTATTACTCACGGTTAATAATTGACGAAAACCCACAATGGGCAAATGTATTTGAACTTAGAACAATTAGGAGAAAATAATGAGAACAGATAAGAATAGCAATGAAAGTTGGTTGGATTTGGTTTCTAAAATTGGAACAAAAACAACTATTACAAGTAAAAGCGTAACTGTTAAAAACAAATCTGACGAACCGTTAATCTCAATTCCGCCAGACAAGTTATTTGAACTGTACGGAAATTTAATTATGGCTGGTTTTTCAGAAGATGAAGCACTAATAATCATTGTGGGAATTGCCCGAAATGACTCTAATAAATAATGAACCGTACCGTTGCTGGTATTGCGCTAACTGGAAAGAAAATGAGTTAGCACAATGCACGGTTTGCGGGAATTCCGGAAAGGCAAAATCCAATGGTTACACCACAAGCAATAGAAAATAGGCTTGCATCATTATCTAAAGAAGTTGATGATGCACACGATTTTCTTGAACAGGCAGAACACTCATATCACAAAGCAAAAGCAGATTACGAGATTGAAATGGCACATTCTCGTATGAAGTTATCTACTGAAAAAATGCGTGTTCAAGATGTACAAGATTATGCGTTAATTGTTTGCCAAGAACAATATAAGGCGCTTAATCAAGCAGAGGCGGTTGTAAAAGCCGCCAGAGCAAATTCAACGCGTATCCGCACACAAGTGGATATTGCACGCTCTATCGGAACTTCCGTTAGGGCTTCACTAGAGATATAAGGGGATAAAAATGGCAGATGAATGCATTATTTGCGGAGATACCGCAACGCATTTTGAATCAACTACAACCAAATCGGCTTGCTGCAACTGTTGCGGCGATTGCCCAGATACATGCAAAGGGAGAAAATAATGCAAATAGATGAAATGTTAATGAAAGCATTAACAACATACGATAACAACCGCGAGCGCTCGCAACAAAAACAAATTGGGGTATCTCAAATCGGCGGTTGTCGTAAGCAAGTATGGTTACAAATACAAGACACACCAAAGACAAATGAAACACTCAAACTACCTGCACTTATGGGTACTGCTATTCACAAAATGATTGAAGAAGCATTAGTGAAAGATAATGCGGCTAATTGGGGTGATTACTGGTTGGAAGAAGAAGTTGAATATGACGGTTTGAAAGGTCATATTGACTTGTATATTCCAAGCGTAGGCGCAGTTGTGGATTGGAAAACCACTAAATTGAAAAATTTAACTTATTTTCCAAGCACACAACAACGCACACAAGTGCAGTTATACGCGTATCTACTAGCAAAAAATGGTAATAGTCCTAAAACCGTAACTCTTGTGGGTATTCCGCGAGATGGTGATGAACGCAATATCAAATTGCACACAGAGGAATACAACGAAGCGGTGGCACTTGAAGGTTTGAAGTGGTTACGCGAAGTGCAAGATATGGATACTGCGCCAGCACCAGAAAGATACGCCGCACAATTCTGCAAATTCTACTGTTCATATTACGGTGAAACTTGTGGTGGCAAGGGAAAAGAAGTAGCGGAAACTACAATTACAGATAATCAAACTGTTTCCGCTATTGAACGGTACATAACGCTATCTGGACAAATAAAAGAATTAGAAGCGGAACAAGATGGCATCAAATCGCACTTAGAAGGCGTTGATGGTGTTACTCCAAATGGCAATATTGTTAAATGGACTCAAATCGCAGGGCGACAGTCTATTGACGAGAAAGCCGTTGAAGAAGCGTTAGGTTTCGTTCCTAAGAAGCAAGGCGAACCATCAATGAGATTGTCGGTGAAATAGTGGCGTGGATAAAAATTGACGATAGTTTTCCAGACCACCCCAAAGTGGTTGGACTATCTGATAGTGCATTTCGTGTTCATATTAACGGATTATGTTATTGCGGAAAGTATTTAACCGATGGGTTAATACCAATGCAAATAGCGGCAAGATTTGCTAATAACGATATGTCCATAATTGCGGAATTAACAAATGCGGAATTATGGCGTGAAGATATGGCAAATAACGGTTTCCGTATTCACGATTATCTGGCGCATCAAACTAGCAAAAATCAAGTAGAGGTAAAGCGTGCAAATCTCAGAGAAAGGCAAAAGCGTTACCGAGATAAGCAAACAGTACCAGATAACAACGCCGAACCAGTTAATGATGACTGGGATAACGCGTTAATAACAGAGCCAGAATACAGAATACAGAATACAGAATACATAATACAGAATACAGAAGAAAAGAAACTACTTCCTACTCCAAGAGTAGAAAGTGCAAGACAAGCAGTTGAAAACATTAGCAATAAATTAACAGATGCACGCGCTAATGGTATTAACGCTTGGAACTTATCCCGATTAGTTGAAGATGAATGGGATAAGTTACATAACAATAACGATATAGGCGGTTGTATAGCACTAACTGCGTGGTATGTAGCGGAACTACAAACACGCCAGTTATCCAGCGTGGAAATTGGGCGCATTGGTCAAATGATAAAGCGGTTTGGTCGTATAGCATTATTAGCAATTGACGAAGCGGCGAGTAAAGATTTGACGGATTTAGTCAGTTACGCATATCGCGTGGCGCAGAATATGTACAAAGAAAGGCAAGGCAAATGAGTAAAGAGTTACAAGATATGTTAGACAAAATGGCAAAAGCGGCAGAACCTGTATTAGCGGAAATACTAAACGAAATAAACTCACCAGAGACGATTACAGACTCGCAACCGTTTATCCCTAACTGCGTACTCTGTGAAGAACCATCAAGTCACCAGCGACTAGGCAGACCCCTTTGCGAGTATCACTGGGAACTATCTGTTGACCATAAGAGAGGCAGATAAATGGCAACAGTTAATGATTGGTTTGTTAGTAAATTGGCAGGCGATTTAGGCGTAACAGATAAAGATATAAAAGAAAGCAAATATGCTGGAGAACAAATCCAGCGTTATCTTTACGCCGAAATACACACATATACCGATTTAATTGAAATTCTGCACGGAAAGGTTGGCAAATAGTATGCAGTTTTTTAATTTTCGCAGTTGCAAAAAACCGCATTGGTTTGTTCAAGATGGCAAACTGTTATTGAAAACCGATACTGCTAAAGAACAAGAATTAGCAAAGCAGATAATAACGGTACTGGAAGCGCAAATACGCAATGAAGTTGCAAAAAAGATACTTGCGTGGAACCCAGTTGCTAATCGTAAGGAAATCGTTAAACGGTCAGGCAGTATTGATAATGCTTTACTCGGCGTTCAAGCAATTTGCGCCGATATTGCACTCGGTAACGAAAGGGAACAAGATGGAAGAAAGTGAAAAGTTTGAGTTAATACAAACTCTGTTACGAAATGCAAATGAACTCAAATTGGAAATGAATACTGAACCACCAGCAAATGAACTGGCGTTTGTATATTTAACAGGACACGCCGCAGGGATAGATGATGTAATGAACTTACTAAGAAGGGAGTTGTAATGGATACAAGATGCCACCGAGTAAATTGCTTTTGTACACATACAGATGGTTGTGAAAAGGGATTTATATGGGTGCGGTACAAACACACCGAAAAAAGAATAAGATTAGGTGAACAAATTGTGGTTGAAACTTGGTATGATGGAGTGCGTTTCTGCCCTATTTGCGACCCCGAAAGGGCGCATATTCAAAACACATCTACAACAAGTGAGGAACTTGCAGAACGCCTCAGAAATCGCTCATCACTCAAATCATCGGATAATTACGATAAAGAAGAAGCGACCCGAACCCGAACCCTGTAAAGGAGTAGGAAATGCAAAAACAAAATATACAAAAAACCATATTAGCAACTGTTATAGGTTTGCTATTAACGGTAACAAGTCCAGCAGAAGCAAACGCACCGCTTATGTCTAAAAATGAAATACAGATGCACTTAGCGGTAGAAAACCCTAAAAGATACGCTCAAAATGCTATTAAGGCATACAACTGGAATAAAACCCAGTTTGTATGCCTTAGTCAATTATGGGGAAAAGAAAGTGCTTGGAACCACAAATCAGACAATCCAAAGAGTAGTGCCTACGGTATTGCTCAAATGCTCGGTGAAAAATCTAAGCACCCAAAGAAACAAATTGATAACGGTTTGCGGTATATTAAGCATCGTTATGAGCAACCTTGCACCGCTTGGAAATTCTGGAAAAGACATCGCTGGTACTAGCGCGCAATTTTTTATTGCAGGCAGACCAATTCCACAAGGTTCTCTCAAATTCATTAACGGACACGCAATTCATGTCCGTGCGCAAGATTTAGCATTATGGCGCGCTGATATTGCGCGTGTTGCTAAGTCTGTAATCTGGGAAAAAGCAGTTGAAGGCGTTGAGGTTCATTTAACATTTACTTTTTTGAAACCTAAAACAGTAAAGCGCATTGAACCTTTTGTTAGACCAGATATTGATAAGTTAATTCGTGCGGTGCTAGATGGATTAACAGGTGTTGCTTATGATGATGACCAACAAGTAACAAAAATTACTGCTATCAAAGAATATGGCACGGTTGAAGGTGTGTTAATACGAATAACAGACAAAGCAAAGTTAAGCCGCAATTTGCTCAATGCTGAATCCGTTATTGACGATTATTTCAACACTTATTCCGATTAAACCATCAAAATAATCGCAGAAGGCATCAAATGACTGATTGGAAAGCACTAAGAGAGTTAATTCTTGCACGGTGCGAACAATACTGCGAAAAATGTGGAATAGGGTTATCAGATAATTTTGCGTTGCATCATCGCAAACTACGCTCGCGTGGCGGTAAAGATACAGTTGATAATCTTGTTGCGTTACATCATGAGTGCCACAACTTAGGAACATTATCTGTTCATATGAATATAAAAACTGCAACAGAAACAGGACATATTGTTCCGCAACACGCAGACCCATTTGATTATCCGTTATTGCTTCCTAACGGTTCAACTGTTAAACTAACTATTGAAGGAACTTACGATTACATTGAAAGGAAAGAAGGCTATGGCTGGTGAAATTGTTATTTACGGAGAAGGTCGTTTAGGTAACGACCCTGAAATTAAATTAACACCGACTGGAAAAAATGTAACATCTTTTTCAATTGCTAACACACCGCGTGTAAATAAAGATGGCGAGTGGGTTGATAAAGAAACAATTTGGTTGCGTTGTTTTATCTGGGGCAAAAATGCAACAGGTGCGGCAAACGAATTGCGCAAAGGTACTTTGATTACATTTAACGGTTTGCTAACGCAAAACACATATATCGGTAAAGAAGGCGTTGAAGTTAAATCGCTGGAATGTACAATTAACGGTTATGGTATTGTTCCGAGAAATGTTGCGGAACCACTTTTACCGCATAATGAAAAACCGATTGAGGACCCAGTTGATGACCCTTGGTCATTGTAGAAAGGCACAAAATGAGTAATGAAATTCCCGAAGGTATGGTAGATAGCCATATTGCGGCAGAGATGCTTAATATTTCACATAACAATTTGCGACAACTTGTATGGCGCAAAATTCTTGTACCGTCAGGCAAATACAAAAGAAAATCCTTGTTTAACATCACAGATGTTGAGCGAGTGAAGGTACTTCGCAAGCCGTCAATCCCTTCGGCATAGCGGAGTGTGAGAGAGGGTGCTTCCGTCCCTTTGCACCCTCTCTCCTTAAATTTGAAAGGTAAATATGGAACTGGAAATAAAAGTAATTCCGATTGACGATTTAATGCTTGACCCGAACAATGCAAGAGCGCATAATCAAAAAAACCTAGATGCTATTGCGCACTCGCTACAAATGTTTGGTCAGCGCAAACCAGTAGTAATAACAAAAGATTTAACTGTTGTTGCTGGTAACGGAACACTAGAAGCCGCCAGACAAATTGGCTGGAAAGGTTTATCTTGCGTTACCGTGCCAGAGGACTGGGATACAGACACAATTAAGGCATACGCGCTCGCAGATAATCGCACGGCTGAATTGGCATCTTGGAATAGTGAAATATTGCTTGGGCAGTTGCGTGATTTGAACACAAATGACTGGTCGGTAACAGATTTAGGCTTTAAAGGTTTTGATTTGAAAACACGCGAAGAAATTAACACCGATTTGAAAGAAATTGGCGAGCGCTTTGAAGTTGTAATTGAGTGTGATGATGAAAACGAACAAACTGCATTGTTGTTACGGTTATCGCAAGAAGGGTTGCGTGTTCGCGCAATCGTTATCTAATTAAGGAAGGCAAATATGAGTGTTATTAGATTAACCACAGAAATTAACAGAACACCCAGAGTAATGCAGTTAGAGGGCATTTTTGATTTACAGGCGGCAAAAATATCTACAACGGAAATTCCTAACAATATTCCAGATTTAGGAACACGCGATTGGAATATAGGACTAATTGTTGGTCCTAGCGGTGCAGGTAAAACAACAGTTGCCAAAGATATGTTCAATCAAGAATTGTTAAGCACGGAAACTATGCAATGGGGTCGCAGTAACGCCGTTATTGACGATTTTCCAAAAGAGTTAGCAATTAAGGATATTACAGAGTTGCTTTCTAGTGTTGGTTTCTCATCACCGCCTGCTTGGTTGCGCCCATATGAGAATTTATCAAACGGTGAAAAGTTCCGTGTGAGTATGGCACGCGTACTTGCAGAGAGCAAAGAGATTGCAGTTGTAGATGAATTTACATCTGTTATTGACCGTACAGTTGCGCAAATAGGTTCTGCCGCTATTGCTAAAACTGTTAGAGCGCGCAATCAAAAGTTTGTAGCAGTTGCTTGCCATTATGATATTGAAGAGTGGTTGCAACCTGACTGGATTTATCAGCCACATCTTGGCACTTTCACTTGGGGGTCGGTTCAACCCCGCCCACAAGTCAATGTTGAAGTCATTTGGGCAAAGTATGAAGCGTGGAGCATATTCAGCAAACATCACTATCTAAGCGACAGTTTGAATAAGTCTGCACAGATTTATGTTGGTTTGATTAACGATCAACCAGCAGTATTTACCGCTATCTTGCCACTTATTAACGCTAATGTTAAAAATGCTAGGCGTATTAGCAGGACTGTTGTTCTGCCTGATTATCAGGGTATCGGCTTAGGTGGCAGGTTTGTAGATTATGTTTGCGCTGGACTAGCGGCGCAAGGACTCTCTACATATACGACTACATCTCACCCTGCACGCGTTAGGGCGTTGAATAGAAGCCCCAACTGGGAAATGATAAGAGAACCTTCCAGAGTGGCGCAAAGAGGCAAAACATCTTCTATAACAGGCAGATTAGGACTATCGCGTAGCCGTATCACAACTGGTTTCAGATATGCAGGAAAACCTAATGAAGAGATTGCAAAGGTTTTATGTCCTCGCCCACAGAATTAGTGCTATATTTGTAGTGGATTATGGGAGTGTAAATGCCAATATACGGCTTCAAATGTTTCAAATGTAACGAACAAGAAAATGTTTATTTCGGGTTTGATGATAAGCACGAAGTAACCTGCAAGTGCGGTAATGCTATGAGCAAAGTTATAGGAGCAACGCCAGCCATATTTCGTGGCGGTGGTTGGGGTGGGAGTAAGTAATGGGAAGAAGTAAAGTTAAACCAGAAACCTTGGAGAAGGAACGCAAGGTACTTGAATTTAGGCGCGGTGGATTAACATTTGATTTAATCGCAGAGCGTTTAGGTTACGCAAGTGCATCTGGCGCGCATAAGGCATATCTAAGTGCGTGTAACAGAATTGTTTATGAAGATGTAGTTGAAGTGCGCAAATCTGAAATGGATAGATTAGATATTGCGCAAGCCGCCATATGGGGAGATTTAACAGATACGCAAAATGTAGATGCCAATACTCGTGCACGGTTAGTGTTAGCGTTAATTAAGATTATGGAAAGGCGTGCCAGATTGCTTGGTTTGGATATGCCTACGAAGGCACAAGTTGAGGTAAGTATCTATGACCGAGACACAATTGATGATGAAGTCAAGCGACTTGTCGCTATCCTTAATAGCCAGCCGCAGAGTTAGATGGCTTAGTCAGTTAGCGCGACCTGAACAATTACCAACCGAAGATACATCTTGGACAACTTGGTTATATTTAGCAGGGCGTGGCGCTGGTAAGACACGCACGGCGGCAGAATGGCTTGCTTGGGAAGCATCTAGCAAACCAAAGACACGCTGGGCTATTGTTGCGCCTACTTATGGAGATGCACGCGATACTTGCGCAGAAGGTGAAAGCGGTATTGTTAATGTGTTACGCCAATATGGCACGCTAAAGGATTACAACCGTTCCATTGGTGAAATCTTCCTAACAAATGGTTCTCGCATTAAATTGTTTTCTGGTGAAGAACCAGAGCGTTTGCGTGGACCACAACATCATGGCGGTTGGTTTGATGAGTTAGCCGCATTTAAGTATCCAGAAGCGTGGGACCAGTACCAATTTGGTTTGCGCTTAGGTGAATTCCCACAAACTATTGTTACAACTACGCCAAAGCCGATTAAGTTAATCAAAGAGTTAATAACACAAGACAATGTAAAGGTAGTGCGTGGTTCTACATTTGATAATGCTGCTAACTTAGCTGAAAGTGCATTAGCCCAGTACAGATTGCGTTATGAGAACACGCGCCTCGGCAGACAGGAACTTTACGGCGAAATACTGGACAATGTAGATGGTGCGCTATGGACTCGCAAACTAATTGACGATGCTCGGGTGGATAGCGCACCACCACTTGTTCGCGTTGTAGTTGCCATTGACCCTGCGGTAACTGGTAACGCTACTAGCGATGAAACAGGCATAGTTGCCGCTGGCGTTGCATCAAATGGCGATTACTACATACTTGACGATAAATCTATCCGTACAACGCCAGATGCTTGGGCAAGAGTGGCAGTTGAGTTGTATCACAAACATAGTGCAGACAAAATCGTTGCCGAAACAAACAACGGCGGCGATATGGTTATTTTGTTATTAAAGCAGGTAGATGCTTCTGTTGCGACAAAAAAGGTAACTGCAACTAGAGGTAAACAATTACGCGCCGAACCTATAAGCAGTTTGTACGAACAAGGCAGAGTGCATCACATTGGTTACTTCTCTGAACTTGAAACGCAAATGTGCGAATGGACTCCAACATCAGCAGAAAGCCCAGACAGATTAGATGCATTAGTGTGGGCAATAACAGAATTAAACTCTGGCGGTGCTAGTATGCTCGCACTCGCAAGTATGGCATTATTATGTACAGTTTGCGGTATGCCATCACCAAAAACGGCTAGCATTTGCTCTAAATGCGGAAATAATTTGAGAGGTTAATGTAATGGGTTTAATAGACCGATTTGCAGAAAGAGTTGCAAAAGAGATTACTAAAGCACCTAATCTACCAGTAGGTTCAATAGCAGTAACAGAAACACAAATGCGCAATAACATTGGGCAAACAACAACATATGGGCAAACAGATGCACTACCACGCAATCCAAATCTTGCAACAGTTCCATTTGCTCCTGGTATGCCTATCGTTCCGGGCGCAATCAATCCGCCTAATCCAGATAGCGGCAGACCAGACCCACGCAGATATGAATATCAAGTTGCGCAAAATATCAACATTACAGAAACACGCTTAACACCTTTCAAAACATTACGCGCCGCCGCAGACCAAATTGATATCTTGCGCAGATGTATTGAAGTTACAAAAGCAAAGATACTTGGATTAAATTGGGATATTACATTAGGCGAAGATGCCGCAGAAAAGATTATTAGCGAAATCGGTGGCGCTCGCGTACGCGCTATGCAAACTGCGCGAGATAATTACACCGAAGATATAAACCGAGTGCGTGCATTTTGGGAACAACCAGATAGAGCAAACGGATTATTGTTTTATGACTGGTTAAATATTGCACTTGAAGAGATATTAGTGCTAGATGCGTGGGCTATATGGCCGCAAAAAACTGTCGGTGATGAACTATACGGATTACAAATTCTTGATGGTTCAACAATTAAGCCATTGATTGATGACCGTGGTATGCGACCAATGCCACCTTATAGTGCATATCAGCAAATCTTGTTTGGTTTCCCTCGTAGCGAATTTACCGCACCAACAGAAACAGAAGAAGCAGATGGCGAATTTACAAGTGATGAATTAGCGTATCTAATCAAGAACCGCAGAACAACTAGCGTGTATGGATATGGACCAACTGAACGCGCATTACCACTTGCAGACATTTACTTGCGCCGTCAGCAATGGATACGCGCCGAATATACAGATGGCGTTACACCAGAACTGATGATGAAAACAGATGCAAACTTTGGTAATAACCCAGACTTGTTACGCGCATATGAAAACATTTTCAATAGCGATTTAGCAGGACAAACAGAACAACGCAAGCGTGTTCGCCTATTGCCAGTCGGTATGGAGCCAATTCAATTTGATGGTTATGGCGAGAAGTTCAAGGATACGCTTGACGATTATCTTGTAAATAGCATTTGCGGACACTTTGGCGTACAACCTTCCGAAATTGGATTTAGCCCTAAAGGCGGTTTGGGTGGAGCAGGTTTCCAATTAGGTCAGGCAGAAAGTAGTGAAGTAATTGGCGCAATTCCGTTAGCAAACTGGGTTGCAAAAATGATTACACAACTCTCATATGTGTTCCTCGGTATGCCACGCGAACTTGAATTCAAGTTTATGGAAAGTGGCAGAGAAGATACAGAAAGCAATGCACGCACTGCTGATATAAATATCAAATCTGGAACATTAACGCTAAATGAAGCACGCTCACGCGTTGGTTTGCCTTTAATTGAAGCACCAGAAGCAGATATTCCTATCTTCACAACCGCAACTGGTTCATATCTTGTAACAGAAACAGGTATGGTGTTAATTGACGGCACACAATCATTAACAGATGATGGTGAAGTAGAAGCAGAAGTGCCTGCAATTGAAGATACGCCAGAGGTAGATGTAACCGAAGCAGTTAAAGCACAACAAGAATTAAAAAAGTTTTTGCGCTTCTTAACAAAATCACCAGATAGAGCGTTCCGTTTTCAAGATGTTCCAGTTATCTATGCAGATGTGTTAAACAAATTTGTTACTGCAAAAGATTACGATAGCGCACGCTGGTATGCGGAACGCTATTTAGCATAAAATGAATAGAGCGTGGAAGAAACGACAAGGCGCAAAAACACGCCTTGCTGCACGGCGCGCAAAACTTATTAGAGATGCGTTACGCGCTTCAATAGATGTAGATGCAGTTGTAAATGATTTCTTTTCAATGGCATTTACATCAACTACAACTACCGAAGAAACACGCGAATATGCTCGTATTCATATACGCCCTAATAGCAAAGAAATGTTTAGTGCCTTGGAAACTATTTATGTGGATAGTTACACGCTTGGGCAAGATATTGCTATGAGCGCAATAGCAAAAGCAAAGATAAACAAAGCACCATCAAAAGCAGATTTACAACGCGCAATGGGCATTAACTGGGATACTTGGCGACCAGGAAACCGTGCCGCCGCTAATTTGATTAAACCGCCTCGCGGATTATCTGATTTGTTAGATAGGCGCGGTGTAACAATTCAAGGTGTAAATAGAACCACGCTAGACAGAATTGGAACACTTTTAGGCAGAGCATTAGCCAGAGGTGAAACGCCAACAAGTGTGCGTGAAGAATTGGAAGATTTGTTAGACGATAGCGAACGCGCATTAACTATTGCGCAAACTGAAATGAGTAGTGCCGTATCTGTTGCTTCAAGAGAGTTATATGAAGAAAGCGGTGCGGAACTGGTAGAGTGGATAGTCGCAGACCCTTGCGATTTATGCCAAGAAAATGCAGATGTATCGCCTATCCGTATTGACGATACTTTTCCTAGCGGAGATACGGAACCGCCAGCACACCCTAATTGTGTTTGTGATATTGCGCCATATGTGGTAGATACACAAGACATAGGACAAGATGCATTAGACTATATTTTGAATGGAGAATAACAAATGGCATTTAAGCATTTCAACACACAAACATTAACCGTGGCATCACTTATACATCAAGTGGATAAAAACGCTAAACCACAAACTGCAATTAATATTTACAATGGTCATAGTGCGGCAATCTTTGTTGGTGATGCAACAATTACAACATCAGGCGCAACTATTGGTCGTACCATTGCTAACGCTACATCACAAATATTTTATGCAAATGCTGGAGACCAAATCTGGGGAATTTCAGCAGCAGCATCAGCAACTGGCGCAGTAGTAATTACATATTCTGCATAAAAATGCCATATCACATCGGAGAAAAAGGTTCATACGATTGCGCTGGTTATCCAGTAGTCAAAGATGAAGATAACTCTGTTGTTACCTGCCATAAAACATTACAAGATGCCAAAGACCATTTAACGGCATTAAATATTCATGTGGTTAGTCAAGAAAAGGCAGAGAAACCAGATTATGAAAATATAAATGCAGGCGGCGGTAATTCCGAGCCTTCTGATACTGATTTGTATAACAGAATAAAGCGTGAAGCAAAAGAGAAGTTTGATGTGTACCCATCAGCCGTTGCTAATGCTTGGGTAGTGCGTGAATACAAAAAGCGTGGCGGTGGTTATCGCAAAGAAACTGCCAAAATGATTTTGAAAGAAGATGGATTTGTACCGCCTAAAGGCGCACAAGAAAATGCTCGGCGTGGGTTAGAATTGCGCGAAAAGTTTAAGCGTGGCGGCACTATGGTTGGTGTTGCGCGTGCTAGAGATTTATCAAATGGTAAATCATTACCGTTAAAAACAATCAACCGCATGGTATCCTATTTTGCACGACACGAAGTTGATAAAAAAGGAAAGGACTGGGGTAATGCCTCAAATCCTTCTCGCGGTTATATTGCGTGGCTACTATGGGGTGGTGATGCAGGTAAAACTTGGGCAGACAGTATTGCAGAGAGAGAAAAGAAAAAGGATAAATCAATGACCACAGACTTAGCACATTCATATGCCGCAATTATTAAGCAAGAAAAGCAAGATGATGGAACGCTATTAGTTTATGGTAAGGCAACTGATGATGCACTAGATATTGACCAACAGATTTGCGATGCAGGTTGGTTAGATAGAGCAATGCCAGAGTGGTTCAAAACTGGCGGTAACATTAGAGAACAACATAGCAATATTGCCGCAGGTGTCGCAAAAGAATTAGATAGCAAAGCAGATGGACATTACATTTCTGCATTAGTTGTGGACCCAGTTAGCATTAAAAAGGTTGAAGCAGGTGTGTTAAAAGGTTTCTCAATCGGTATTCGTGCGCCTCGCATTGTACGCGATACAAAAGCCGCTAACGGAAGAATTATTGACGGACAGATTGTAGAAATTTCATTAGTGGATAGACCAGCAAACCCTAATGCAAAACTAATGTTGGCTAAATCTGATACTGCTGGCGCATTAGAACAAGTTGAAGAATTTATTGAAAAGGAACAAGAGCGCGATGAAGCAGGCCGCTTTGGTTCTGGTAGCGGTAGTGGTGGTTCAGATAAACCATCAAGTAATAAACCAGAAAGCGGTAAACCAGAAGCAGGTTACAATTCATTAGACCAAGAAGCAATTTCTTCAGCAATAGATGTAAATGATGATGTTTCACAAATGATGGATTCCGTATTTGATGAAGATAGTGATGATTATGATGAAAATACAACCGAGAAAGATGAAGATGCGGTTGAAGCGGCAGAAGATTCACTAAAAGAAGCAAATGAACAATTAGATAGAGCATATAACGCTAAAGATGATGACGAACGCAAAGATGCTCTTGAAAATGCAATGGTGCGTATGGAAGAAGCACAAACTATTTTAGCCAACGCAGATAGCAAATCAATTTCAAGTATTGCAAATGATGAGCGTTTTCAAGAAAGTATAGATGAAGTTGAAACGATGCTTGATGTTTACAATGAACGAGATTCAAAATCTGTAACAACAACTACAACTAAGGAGCGTGCAATGGCGCGTAAAAAGACAGTAACAAAATCAATGCACGAAGAAGAAGAAAAAGCCGTTGCAGAAAAGCCTTCAAAAGAAGATTTGATGAAGCAATATGAAGAATGCAAAATGAATTATATGGCTGCTCAAAAAGCACTTGACGAATGCAAGTCAATGTGTAAAGAAGCAGGAGTTGAACTTGAAGAAGATGAAGAAAAGGAATATGGCGAAAGTGCAGAGGAAGAAACTGCCGAAGGTTCCAAGCCAGAAGCCGCCGAAGAAGAAGTTGAAGAAGCAGAAGGCAAGAAGCCTTTGGACAAGTCAGATACCGCTAAGTGCTTAGAGTGTGGTTGCGATAAGCCATCAGATGCGCACGGTCGTGATGATGTATCAACTGCAACTATGGTTTCACCTACTGAAACTCCTAAGTCATCAACCACAATTCTTCCACGCATTGATGTAGATGGAAATGATATTGCCGATAATGGCATAGATGAAGATTCCTCAGATGATGAGGATTTGTCTAACAAGACAATTACTGCAATCATTGAAAAAGCCGTAAAGAGTGCAAAAGATGCTATAACTAATGAGGTTATTTCCTATCAAGAGGAAATTAACAAGTTAAATGCAGAATTAGCAACGGCAAAAACTAAAGCAGTAGCAGGCGGACCAAAGCGTTCCGTTATTAAGCCAGCAGTAATTGCCGAACTTGGCGACTTACTTCAAAAAGCGGCTGAATATCGCGCAAAGTCTGCCGTAACCGATGATAAAGATTTAGCACGCGGTTACAAAGAATTGGCATCAGATTTTGAAGCCAAAGCATTAGTAATACAAGCCAACAAATAATTCAAACTCTTTACGAAAGGAAACAAATGGCTCTCGCACCAGTTAAAGCAACTGAGTTGTTCGGAGATGCTACTTCTGCAAAAGATGCAGCAGTACGCATGGACGAATACACAGACGCTTTTAACAAGTCTGTTGGACAATCTATTTCAGACCCATCAGCAATTATGGCAATCAAGTCAGGTACATCAACATTTGCATCAGCATCTGGCGACCCAGTATCAACACTTGAAGCCCTAGCAACAAACAAGTCACTTTCACCAGATGCAGTAGGCGCGCTAAATAACGCACTTGCTTCTCAGCGTTTGGCAATGCAGGATATTCAGAAAGACATCACACTCACAAGCCCACTTACCACATCATTTGCGGCTTTTGACCTTGAAGCACCTTCTAAGTTGCTTACACCACGCCCAACACCATTGCGTAACAAGATTGCGCGTAAGAAGGGTGTCGGTACATCACACCGTGTAAAGCGTATTAACGGTTACACAGGTACAGGTACAGGCGGAGTCGGTAACACATGGCCGGGAATTACAGAAAGCACAACAACTGCTTTCGGTTCAATCAACTACGAGCGCGGTCCAAAGATTTCTTACTCAGCAGATGACCTAGTGTTGCCATACAACTCATACTCACTATCTGACTCAGTATCATTTGATGCTAATTTCTCAGGTATGGGATATCAGGACTTGCGCCAACTATCTTCAACATCAACACTTTACGCAACAATGTTGATGGAAGAGCGCATGATGCTTATGGCTCGCGGAACTGCATCAGGATACTCTGGCGCACTTTCAGCACCAACATTTACAAAGGCTTCACCAGTCGCATCTGGTTCACAGACTGCACTAGCGGCTAATACTTACTACATCAATGTGACTGCTGATGCTGGTATTTCAAGTTCAGGTTTTGGTGAGTCAATTCTTGGAACTGAAGTTTCAGAAACAGTAGCAGCAGGAGATGTTCTTACAATTACAGTAGGAACTGCAGTTGCTGGCGCACTTGGTTACAACATCTATGTTGGAACTGCAACAGGTAACGCAAACCTTAAGTATCAGGGAACACTTCGTGGAACTGGTACATTCACAATTCAAGGTGCTGGCGCTATCGTTACAGGTAACAATGCCGCATTTACAACAACTGGTGCAGCCGCAACTCGCGCAGCAGCAGATACATCTGCATATGCAACAGGATATGACGGAATTCTTCCTACTGTTCTTGGTGCAAACTCAGGTTTCAACAACGCAGTAAATTCAACCTTCTCAACATCAAACCCAGGCGTTGAATACCAAAATGTATTCTCTGGTCTATACGATGCAGTTAAGGCTGACCCAGATGAGATTTTCCTAAACGGCGCAGACCGTAAGCAACTCTCAGATGCAATCAAGAACGGCTCAACTGCTAACTACCGTATTAACCTTTCACAGAATGAAGTGGGAGATTATGTTGGTGGTGCAGTAATTGGCGCTCTTAACAATGAAGTTACTGGCAAGATGGTTCCTCTAACTGTTCACCCATGGCTTCCACAGGGTGTATCACCAGTCCTTTCATACACACTTCCAATTCCAGACACAGAGGTAACAGATGTTTGGGCTAACTTCATGGTTCAGGATTACATGGGCATTCAATGGCCAGTAACTCAGTTCGCATATGAGTTCAGCACATACTTCCGTGGTAACTTCTTCTGCACTGCTCCAGCATGGAACGGCGCAGTATCAGGAATTGTCAGGGCTTAGTAAGCAATAAAGAGGTGGCGTGCAGGAAGGCGCACGCTACTTCTTTACTAAATGAAGGAAACAAATGACAAAATTAGTGGGACCACAAGGATTAAGAGGCGTTGATATAACCACATCTCGCGGTGTGCGTAAGTACAATCAAAACAAAAAAGGCATGGTTGAAGTTTCAAACGCAAGAGATGCAAAGGCGTTAAAGGCAGAAGGTTTTTTTGAAGCAAGTTTGATGGGTACAACAAACGATATGTCGCTTGGTTATACTTGCAATGAGTGCGGTTTTGGTAGTTGGTTCAAAAAGTGTGGTCGTTGCGGATATGAAAGTAACACACCGTCAAGAGATGGAGAATAGCAAATGCCAGTAGGTATTACACCAGACACAACAGATGAAAGTGCCTACTTGACCGTTGCTGAATATAAAAATGCACCAACATCTATTGACTATGACAATCTTGTTGTAGGCGGTAACTCTCAGGCGCAAGATGCAGAATTAGCAAATGTTATTATGCGTGCATCTTCCTATATGGACCAACATTTTAATCAGAATTTAACTGCGCAAACATATACAGAAACACAACGCACACGCATGACTTCTGAGGGTTATATTGCGTTACACCCAAACAATGCACCAGTTATTCAATTATCAAATTTTCAATATGGCGGAAGCCCACTTAATTTAATTACTTTGCCAGATTGTTCACAAACTTGGTTTGAAAACCAGCAAATTATTATTCCGTTATCTCAATTATCAACTTCATATTCAAGTCAAGGGCCACTTGCATTTGGTGGTGGAATTCCGCGCCAGCAAATCTTTATGAAATATACTTATGTGGCAGGTTATGTAAATACAAAAATTGCTAGTGCGACTGCAACTCAATCTACACTAACTGTTAGAAGTGGCGTAGGAATTATTGCTGGTCAAATTTTGCATATCTATGATGGCGCATTAAGTGAAGATGTAACAGTTGCATCAAATTATGTAAATGGTTCAACCACAGTACCTCTTACAACTGCATTAGTTTCAACACACGCCGCAGGAGTTGCAATCGGTAATTTACCAACCACAATTAAACAGGCTTGTATTCTTATCACAACTGCATTTATCAAAATGCGTGGCGATAACTCTATGACTATGCAAGTCACCACAAGCCCTACTGCAAATGTTGATGGCGCACAACGCTTTGGTGGAGATATTGCTTCTGCGCTTGAAATGATTAAACTTTATCGCAGGATTAGATAATGGCAGGGCGCACAGGAGTCCGTGCCACATTGGCAACATTTTTAAGCACACCGCCAATAGCCACGCTAAATCAAGTATTTACTTCATTTCCCAAGCGCATAAATTTTCAAGTTGGTTCAACGGCAGGTCAATTATCGCGTGCCGCAGTTGTGGTATTTATTCAGTCAGAAAATGAAACACGCTTGGCAATTGGTGGTGCTACTAACGGTTGGAAGCGTGTAGATTACTCAATAGTCCTACAAATCTTTCACCACTCTTTGCAAAGAAACGCAGAAGATGCAATGACAGATTTTGATACACTTGTTGATAATATTAAGACAAGATTGCGTTCAGACCACCGATTTGGTGACTCAACAGGAACATTGGTTTGGCAAGGTGCTGAACCTATTATCAATGCTACTTATGGCGAACCTTCAACGGTTGCCGAGGGAGCAACGGAAACATACGCTGAATTACAGTTTGATGTTACCGAAATGATACAAGCATAAGGAGAACATATGGCAAAGTATAAATACACGGGAACAGACGAGCGTGTGTTCCCTTCGCTTGGGATTGTTGTGGCGCCAAATGCAGAATTTGATGCCCCAGATGATTTTAATGCGTATGAAGTTATTAGTGTTAGTGCTAAGATTTCAACCAAACCAACCTTCACAACACCGCAGGAGAGTGAGTAAATGGCAGTCCAAAATTCCGTCCGTTCCTATATAGGAATTGCAAAAGAAGTAACAAAAGGTACTGCCGTTGCACCGACAGATTACCTTCTTGTCAATAAAGATACTGTAAAGCCAGTAGATGTAATTGACCCATTATTTGATAAAGGGCTTCGCGGTGCTATGGTTGAAAATTACAACTATATTCCGGGTCGCACACGCTCTACATTTGATTTAGGTGGTGCGGTATTTGCTGATGGTATCGGTTACGCATTAACAGGTATTATGGGTGCTTGCGCAACAGTTGGCGCATCTGCTCCATTCACACACACAATTTCGCTAAGGAACAGTCTTGCGGCATCTGCTGATGTTCAACCACTTTCTTACACACTTACAGACTTTTATGTTGCTGGTACGCGTACATACGCCGCACAACAATTCCACGATGTAACACTAAAGTTTAGTTCAGATGGAATATTGGAATTTGATGCAAAGTCCACAGGTTTTATTTCAGCAACAACTACTGCACCATCACCATCATTTAGCACAGTATTGCCAACACCAGTTTGGCAAGGAACTGTATCTATCGGTGGATCATCAATCACAAATGGTATGAATGGTTCAATCTCATTGAAGCGACCAGTTACGCCAATTTACGGTATCTCACAAACACAAAATCCATTTAGCGTATTTGTTGGTGCTCTTGATGTTACAGGTGATATTGAGTTTATTATGGAAGCGGATACAGAATTAACACGCTACCTAACAAACACACAACCTGCCATTGTTCTTAACTGGGCTTATGGAACAGGTGCTGCCGCAATTCAAATTCAAGCAACCATTACAAAGGGTGCTTATACTGCCGCCGCTTATGACCGTGGAGATGATTTTGTAAAAATCAAAATTGAACTTGACGGACTTGGTAATACCACAGATGCTGGTGCTTCTGGCGGTTTTGCTCCTATTAAGTGGGTACTACAAAATGCAAAGGCTTCTGGTACTTATATCTAAGTAACAGAGTAAATGTGCTAGGGGGTCGGTTGTAGCAGTCGCCTTCCCTGCTCCCGCCCCCTAGCACCTATTTTTTGTTGTAAAATTGGAAGGCAATAACCGATTGGAAGGAAACAAAATG